ATTTTAGCTCGAGGCTCAAATCTACTTCAGTATCTCCTACCTGTCTATTAGTTTTTCCTTGCAATCTCCATTCGATATCTTCAAGCTCGGTTGCTGTAGAATATCTTTGTGAAAATTCTTGAAACGAAAAACTTCTATGTCTAAGAATTTGTGCAGCAATAGCTCGAGATGTTTTAATCTCGAATCCTACGCTGACCATCTCAAATGGCGAAAAGTGTTTATGGGTAATTAGATACTTTAACAGTTTTGGAGCTGTTTCGGTATTAAATTGGTTCGAAGGATTACTTACTCTTGCACAGTACGTAATCAATTCTTCTGCATTATTAATTCCTTTAACTAAAGGAGTAGAAATAGATATTAGCTTTACCATTTGTAGTAGACGCGACCTCCATTTTCATTATCTTCGAGAACTTCGACCATATCACATTTGAATAGACCTCCAATCTGTTGTGCTAACATCTCGCACGACATTGCTCCAAGATTGCCTTGATAATATTGATCCAACCATTTAAGGATCTGCTGTTTAAAATCAATAATTTCAATGTCACGATCTTGGTGAGTTACTGTCTTTTCGCAAGTAATATGAAAAATATGTCTGTGAGGATACTGAAGGAAATGGACATGAGGCTTATCAGGAATAGCCTCTGCTACTCCTGGCCAGTTGTGAAGAGCTTCGTATTGGAGTTTAACGATAATAGTTGTTCGCATATATGCAGTATACAATAAAAAAGGCCCCTCACAACATTAAAGTCGTAAGGGGCCTAAATTAAGCCAATTCTTAGGCAGCTACTGCAGCAAAACGGCCCTGCTTGTCGCGAACGTTGTAATAACGAGGACGAAGAACGACGTCGTTAGTGCGGTCGAGGAATCCGAGGAAGTCGTACTTGCTCTGATTGAGGTTACGAGCAATCATCTTGATCTTAGCTGTCGTGGACAGACCAGAGCTGATGTTGTTCTTGCCGGTGATAGCCGTAATTGGCTTAATGTACGTGTTGTTTGTATTCATCGAGGTACATATTCTTATATATCACTCGATATGTCAACAGCTAAATTATTGCAGGACGTGAAAATACTTGAATACCAGAAAGATAAGGAACTTGATATGGTACAAATGACGCAAAATGGGACGAAGACGAAAGATATGGATTATATGTATTGATTTTTACATTCTCAGTAAGAAGACCGTATCCAGCTGGTCCTTCAATAATGACATCAATTAAACCAGGAGTTTGAATCGAAGGCATTACAAACGTAGTCAAGTTGTCGTTATTTGATTGCCATAGTGAAGGATCAATACGATAAGCAAAGAACGGAGGATAGTCTGCTGAAAGAGAAGGAATAGCTGAAAACGGATTTTGAACAGTTGAAGCATAATGTACAGGACCACCGGATACATAAACGTTTTGTATTTTAGTCATTCCTGAACCATAAACATTAAATTGTTGCAATTTTCCAACGTTCGTAAAATAAGGCTCAACTATCGAAGGACCTGGAGGAACTCCTTTTACTTGTTTATAGTCTGAATGATCCGTATCGACTTGATATGCCGGATCAAGAAGATATTGTGGAGGCATTCCAGTGTATTCTGTAGAATAGTTTGTGTGGATAGTATAGATTGTTCCAATGCTTTCTGTTGGAGGAGCTTGGAACATCCAGCCTTTGAATGTAAAAGAAAGGTCTGCAACAACTTTAGCTACTTGTGTTGAAGAGATATCCATAGGATAACTCATTGCAACGTTGCCATCCCAGAATATACTAGAGCGTATTTCAAAATTTGGTCTAGCAGGTGTTGTCCAAGATACCGAAAAATACGGATTAACGTAAGGAATAATATGAGATATGATTTGATCCATATCTTTTTGATATCTTGTAGCTACTGTTACTTTAAGATTTAAATCAATAGGAAGAGGAGTCTGCTCGTTTGATACAGAGCCACCTCCAACACTATTATATGTTCCAAGAAGTTTATTAAAGACTCTATTTGTATCTCTACTAATACCTCCAATATATACAGCAACAACAGGTAGTTGGAGATTCTGATCTTTATCCAAAAGGTCTGCCATCACTCTTTGCTTTGGAGCATACAGAACTCTTGTCTGTATTTGATCCTGAGCTTGTTTATTTTCGTTAAAACGCTTTACAACAATGTCCGAAATAGCGTTCAAAAAAACAGTAACCATCGTCTCAACCTCAAAATCATAGGTATAAACTCCTGGTATAATATTACTCATATATTGTATTTAATGAAAAAACCCAAGCATTACACTTGGGTCCTTTCTAATTTAAATGTTGTGTTTAGATTAAACACCCCAAGCATCGAGATCTTCTGCGTCGTTTCCACCTAGTTCTCCGAGATCTTCAGGATTAATTGTTTCAATCTCTCCTGTACCGCCTTTTTCGAAATCTTCTTCGTTTGGTTCAGATGCAACTTTTACTTCAGGAACGAGAATACCTTTAGAAACAAAACTTGAAAGTATGCCGTCTACTTCTGAATCAGCAATGCCACCTCTCTTTACTAAGCCTCTAAGAGCCATCTTGAAATCCCGACCAGTATATTCTCCAACGGTACCTACTTCGTCAACTAGCGCATTGTAAGCTTCTTGTTGCGAATCGCTTAAAGAACCTTTAGCGTATTCAGAAGAAAGAGTGTATTCTTTATTAAGAGAAAATTCTTCAGCGGAAGCTGAACGAGCTGGCTTATGAGCTTTTGTTTCAATTCTTGCTTTTTGTCCCTCAGGTGTTGCAATTTCAGCAACTTTCTTCTTGAGAGCTGCACTAATTTCCTTCTGTGTAACTGGTTGTTCGTTCTGCATTGCGTTTGCAGCAACTTCAAACGTCACACTACCAAGCAGTTCTTTGTTTGTCAAACGATCAGCAAGGAACTTTTGTGCCCATCCGCTCTTTTTCATTTCGGCTTCAATAGCCTTAAGCGTTTCTGCCTTGAGCTCTTCTTTTGTGTTAATGTAGGGATTGTGAGTATTATTGTTGTCAGGAAGAACACGATGAACAACCTTTCTGACAAAATCTGCCATAGCTGCTTCATCCCCCATCTTTACAACTGGTGTCCAGTGTCCTTTTCCAGATGCCTTAGCTGTTTGAACTGCCTTTGTTACGATTTCCTCTGGATTTTCATGAGAAATAGGAGCTTCGTCTAAACGGCTCAAAACGGACTCGAGTAATGTATCAAAATTCTTTGTCATATATTGGTTTATTTATCAAACTACACTATAAATTTAAACTTCTTTAGTATGATCTTCAAGAAGCTTGTCATGCCATATTTTAGCATCTTCAACAGAATTGGGGTTGATATTTTTATAATTTCCAAGGTGACCAACTAGTAAGTGACATATAATGCCGTAGCTGGCGCTTTCACAAAGAGTCATTAGATTAGAAGGCTCGAGTTCAAGTTCTGGATGAAGATGAAATGGCTTAATATGATGTACGTTGAGTTGCTTTGTATCTCCGCATATGACACATTTTGGATTATTCTTAAGATGTTCTTTACGAACTTTTGCCCATTGCGGCGAACGTTGAGGTCCATCTACTGGTGTTTTGCCTTGAGCAATATCGTTGGTGTGTTTTAAGCGGGTGGAAGCCATAGTAATACTTAGTTAAATTAGATAAATAACACTGATATGTTAGATTACAGCTTCGAAAACGTTTACAAATTTAATACTCTCTTAGAGCAAAAAGCTGAATCCGAGGGTCCAAAAGCTAAGTTAACGTATGCTGAAGATTTGATTCTCGAAAGAGGTAAAGATGGTATCAAGTATTTTAACGAACAAATACTCGAATTATTAAAGAACTTTCAAGGTCTGGAAACAGATCAAATGGTTAACGCCAAAGTAGATGGTTCTCCAGGTATTCTTTTTGGTGCTGATCCAAGACCTCAATATCAAGGTCAGTTCTTTATAGGAGTCAATCGTGCTATTATTGGAGCTAAGAATCCTAAAGCTGTTCACGACGAGCACGATCTTAACACATTAATAACAAACGAAGGTTTAAGACACGTTATATCCAACCTTCTTCCGTATCTTAAGAATCTTTGTGCTGGTACTAATTTTATTTATCAAGCAGATGTATTGTTCTCCAGTCCCGAACAAAAGAAAGAAGAAGTAATTGATGGAGAACAATGTTTAACGTTTACTCCAAACATGCTAACGTATGCTGTTCCTGTTGAAAGTAGATCACAGCTTTATAAAAAATTAAAGTTTGCAAAGATTGGAATTGTAGTTCATGATAAGTGCACAGGAAAGACTGATGAAAGCGGTCAGCAAATTATACCATCCTCAGTCGGTAAACAGTATCCTGAACTGCTAAACGCTGCAGCAAAGTCAAAAGATGTATTTGTTGATGGCAGTAGACACGAGTCCGTTCAAATGGATATCGATGAACAGAGTATTGCTAATCTAAATGCTAAACTTCAAAAGATAAATTCCATAGCAAGTTCAATTGGAGACGATTTTAATACTGAGTGGATTACTAACAAGCCAATTCAAAGCAAATATCAAACATTTGTAGGGCGTCATGTAACAAGAGATGATGGTGGTATTTTTGAGCTTTCAAAACAAAAAGCTAAACCAAACTTTAGTAAGATAGTTGATGAACTCAACAAGCAAGTATTAGAAGAGTACAAATCTGCTTCAAAAAAAGAATCAGTCTCTGCTTGGTTAAACATTAATCACGATAATCTCGAAAAAATGTTAGAAGTATTCTTCAATATTAGAAATATTGTAGATGATGTTCTTGATCTTCTATATACAATGGAATCTAAGCTTGGTAAAACTTTTGTAAAACTTCCAGATGGTACGTATCAACCAAGTCGTGGAGAAGGTTTTGTTCTATTCAAGCATCAAAACCACGTTAAGTTTATTGATCGTTTAGACTTCACAAGAAGTGCAAAACTTTATAGCAAATACAATATGCCAGCTAGTGTTGATGAGAGTTTAATCTTAGAAAGCCAGCATGTTTTTCACAACTTAAAGCGAATCTTACAAAAAGATGTTAATCCAACTATTCAATGGCTAGAACAACTTACAGGTTTGCAATTCGTTGAAACAAACAACATTCTAGGAACAACAGGAAAGAAAGAATCTAGCGGAGATTTGGATCTTGGTATTAATGCAAACGATCATACAAAGGAAGAGCTCGTCGCAAAGCTTCAAGCTTGGTGTGAAAAGAATAATATACCTCATGATAAAATCTTTAATACAAGAGAAAGAAAAGATAAGAAAACAAAAGAACCTATTCCTGCATTCAAGGATGGTTGGATTGATAAGACAGGAACAAGTGTACATTTCAAAGCTCCAATCAACGGAGACGTTTCAAACGGATTTGTTCAAACAGATTTTATGTTCCTTCCTGATTTAGAGTGGTCAAGATTTGCTCTTCAAGGAAGTCCGCATGAAGTTTCAGCTTTTAAAGGAGAAGACAAACACGAGCTGCTTAAGAAATTAGCTAAAGTAGCCGATCCAAATTTAGTAATGTCATGGAGTCATCTTAGTGGATTATTAAATTCGGAAACAAGAGAAGTCATATCAAATAAACCGGACGAAGTAGCTGAAAAAATTCTTGGAAACGGAGCAAAAGCAAACGATATTACTTCAGTAGAAAATATACTAGCTTTTATTAAAGCCCATCATTTGCAACAAAAATTTGCGCCAGCAATAGATGAGTATAAAGCTCAATTCAATAAACAAAACGAAATTGAGGCGTTGCTAAGAGAATCGGCTTTTTCCTTCAAGCGCTTTTTTGTTGAGCAAGCAAGTGTTGCTGAAATAGGCTTCTTTCCTGGAGCGTTTAAACCTCTTCATACAGGACATATAAAGGCAATAAACGATGCAGCTAAACAAGTTAAAGGACCGTTGTTTGTAGTATTATCAAAAAATTCAAGAGAATCAGAAGGAGGTATGGAGTTTACTCTAGAGCAAACTTTAGAATTGTTTAAATTATACAAACAATTTTTACCAGAAAAAGTTCATATATCAGTTGCTGATAAAACTCCTCCACTTACAGTCATGCAATGCCTTGTTATTATGAACAACGAAGGCAAATATGTACTCGGTAAGACTCCAAAAAATTGGGATCCTAATGTACCTTTGCCTGATCCAGAAACACTCGTTGAGCCATCAACAAAAGAAGTAATGAAATATGTACCACAAGCTTCAAGTTATGTTGTAAAACTCGCTGTTGGAAATACACCAGAAGATCAAAAAAGATATACTGATATTTTCAAAGGGGATCGTTATCAAGGCAAGGGAGCAAAAGCTGAAGTAATACAAACACTTAAAGGATGGAGTGCTACAATTCTTCGTAATGGCTTAGAAAACCTTAACAAGGAAGTACTTGAAGAGTACATTCCTTTTAAGAGTAATACAGAAGAATTCAAAAGAGCTCTAACAATACTCTACGGCAACAATCCTAAACTAAAACAAGCTTTGCAGTTGTTTAACAATTAGTTTGTGTAGTTTATATGAGAGGCTCCACCGTGCTCTGAGCCTACTGCCATGTCCAATTCCAGATTAGAAGTTTTGTAGAACAAATCAGTCAAATAACTTATTGATTTGTCTTTTACAAACAACGGCATAGCGTTTTTAGTGCTATCGTTTATCGTCAAAAAGTGAGTAAAATTAGCAGCCTTAGCATATGAATACATACTAACAGCAAACACTAGCGCCTTTAAAGCTCTTTCGTCTTTCTGTAAAAGTTTATTAAAATATAAGTTGTTAGTAGCAGTAAGAACTTCATTAAGACCGTTAGTTATCTCTTGACCGTTTTCTTCATAATTTCTAAACGAAGTTAGAGCTTCAACGGCTTGCTCAATTGTTAAAGAAGGATTTTCTAAAAAGAAATGTAGAGCTGCATGTTTAAAGCTCAGTGTACCAATGTCTTTGCCACTATAAAACGAGGATTCATGTTTGTTTAAATCAGCAATAGTTTGCTTAATAATAGCTTTGAATCTATCTACAAACTCACGTAAATTTTTTGTCTCATCTGGTGTTGGTTTGCTGGTGTTTTCGTTTTCTAATTTATAAATGTAGTTATTGTTTTGGAAAAAACTAATAGCATTCATTCGAGCTTGAGGTAAAACAGCTTGAGATTTTTGAACAAGAAGAGTAGCTACATCTTTAGGATTTTTTGTATTTAAATCAAACGGAACTAATAACTCATTTAATTTTGTTACATATGAACTTGACAATATAGATTGAACTGGAGTAAGAATTTCTTTTATTCTATCAATAAAATCCTTTTCTCTTGCTTGAAGAGAACGCTTAGAGAGCTGACCTCCACCCTTTGTTGCAAGGGTTTGCATCGTTTTAACAGCATTTTCTGCAGCAAAAGGAGCTTTACCGATACGGCCTCCTGTACCTTTAACCTCAACAAATACCGAATCCCCAAACGTAAGATCCCCAACTTTTGCTTTTTTACCATTAGTAAGCAAACTCAGAGCAATCTCTCCTCTGCCTATACTAGCAAGGCCGGTTTTAGCATCAGCCCAATTAAACAAATCTTCAAATAACTCGCTTACGCCAGATATCTGTTTTAAGCTATTAATTGTAGTTTCTTTGATGTTGAAAGGTTTTCCTCCATTCAAAGCCGTTTCTACTGCATTTAATTTTTCTTTATTGCTAACAATATAATCAATATCTGTGTTTAATATGCCATGATCAGCAAATTTAACAGCTAGTGCTTCTTGACTTAAATTTGTCCAGCCAGAAGATTTGACTAAATTTTGAATACTAGGACCTAAAGCTTCTGAAGCAATTACACTTTTAACTCTGCGTAATGTTTTTTCATCAGTAATTACACCGAGTGGCTTAAGACCATTATACTTTGGCTGTCCAGTACCGGTGTTCATATCCATAGCATAAAAACCAGTATTTTCAAGTATAACACTATAAGCTTCGTTTAAGGTTCTTGGCTTAAAGTCTTTCTTTTCAATTTCTCTGCCTTGAAGCATCTGCTCGTAGAGCTTTTTTAGTCTATAATCTTCACTCATTGTTGTTTATCTAATTAATCTTCTTTATCATTTTCTCCATCTTTAAGTTTGTCATCATCGTCATCATACATAACGATGTCAACTCTAGCTTCAGGTGGAATAGGAATACCCAGAGCCCATAAAAACCTCTGAAAAGTTTCTAAAAGAACTTCAACAGACGTCTCTTCTCCGTCTATAGATATTTCAATGTTTTGGTGGTGTTCAGGAGAAGTATAGGTAAATTTTACTCTTGCATCTTCTTCAAACTTAGTTTTAGACAGGTCAAACAATGGACGCATATAGATACTTATTGTAATTTGATAAGTAATATATAGATGACAATTCAGGCATCTGCAATTTTGAATCAGCATTTTAACAAGCAACCTTCGCCGGTTGCTTTTTTTATTTTCCCATGAAAAAACCAAAAAAACCTAAAACCTCAAAAACTCCAATTGTAAATTTGACAACTCAGGAAGCTCCTCCTGTTGATAATTCTCCTAGAGTTCCTCAAAGAGATAAACTACCATATACTTTGTCAATAAGAGGTCTTGAATGGACTCCAAAACAAAAAGATTTTATTGAGCTTGCTACTCATAAAGACACAAGAGTTGTGTTTTTAAGTGGTCCAGCAGGTACATCTAAAACAGCTCTTGCAGTATATTGTGCTTTAACTCTGATGAATGCAAAGAAAGCAAGTGAGTTAATTTATGTAAGATCAGTAGTAGAAAGTGCTTCTACAAGTCTTGGTTCCTTGCCTGGTGAAGCTCACGATAAATTTAAACCTTTTGCTATGCCACTAGTTGATAAACTCGAAGAGTTTCTTTGCAGTGGAGACATTAAAAAACTCTTTATTGACGAAAGAGTAAAGCCTATTCCAATCAATTATCTAAGAGGAGCATCTTATAATGCTAACTGTGTTATTGTAGACGAAGCTCAAAACTTAAACAATAAAGAACTCGTAACAGCTATTACACGTGTTGGTAAGTTTAGTAAATTCTTTATTCTTGGAGATCCGATGCAGACAGATCTTAAGCATAGTGAACAATCTGGATTTAAACCAATGTTTGATATTTTTAACGATGAAGATTCAAGAAAGCAAGGCGTCTTTTGTGTACAATTTGGAAAAGAAGATATTATGAGATCCGAACTTCTTAAGTTTATTGTTGAGAAGATAGAAAATTATCAAGAAAAAGAAAAAGAGAAAGCTAAATCTTATAGAAAAG